ATCAGAGACAATCCGGGCCTTGTGCCGATACCAGCTAGGGATGCAGAAGGCCGATTACAATTCTTAGATACTTCATATCTTTATCCTTGGGGTTCGTTTGCCGGCATCGGATCAGACATCTTGATGGCTGGTAAGAAGTTGACGGGTACAGCAGAGCCGGCAGAAAAAGGCGTTGGCCTTAAAGATATTACCTCTGCGTTTGGTATGTTTGGTGGCCCAGCGTGGTCATTGTTTGGCGCATCGCAAAACTTAGACCCGTTTACACAGCGACCAATCGTAAACCCAGAAGACCCAATGTATGTATCTGGCGCTATCGAGCGCCCATTCTATAATCGAGGCAAAGTGACTGACGCTATGTTCTGGGCGGCGAATCAATACATATTGCCGGGGTTTTTGAACACAGAATATGGCGCAGTATCGAAACTAAATACTGCGCTGAAGGGGGACAAGAAGCCAAACGGCGTGGCTCCTGACACAATTCTGCAATCATCAATGCGCTTTATTGGACTCAATTTAATAAATGCTGATCCGCTTTCTATACGGCGCTCTTTGCAATATTTAGAGTCTGAAAAAAGCAAGATAGTTACAGGCATTAATAGGATTAAGAAAGATCAATCGTTATCCAGAGCGGAGCGTAATAGAAGATTGAATTCGTATTACGGGCAGCTTGATGCATATCGGTTGAAGAAGAAGGCGTTACTTGAAGCAAGTGCTACTACAGTGCGAGTAACGCGCAGGCTCAAGCGAGAGGATGAGGAAAAGTGATGTGGCAGATAGCCGGCGCGTTGGGTATTGCGCTTGCAATAACAGGAGGCGCTTTCAAGATGTATGCTGATAAGTCTCAAGCAGAAAAGGAAGCAATGGCTGCACAACTACGACAAGCCGCAGACAATCAGTCTATCCTTGAGGGCAGTGTGTCCAGTTTAAACGATCAGATTGTTGAGGCTGAGAAGTCACATGCAAGGATTATGCGCCGAGTTAATGAATTGCAGGATCTAAATCGAGAGGCGCAGCGAGAGGTCGAAGAGATCAGAAAAAAGTTCGCCAAACACGATATGGATGTTTTGTCGTTAGCCAAGCCGAGACTGATCGAGAACATTATCAACAAGGGAACCAAGGGAGTGCTGAGTGATTTGGAGAATATTACCAATCCTGATGCTTAGTGGTTGCTCTTGGTTTGGATCAGAGCCATATATCCCTGAGACAAAGAAGGTCGAGGTGGTCACGGTCGTTAAAGAAGCGCCCCAGTATCATCCGCCCCTACCTAACCCTATAGCAACATTGCCTGTGGAGTGGACTGTATTAACCCCAGTGACCATGCAAGAGTATCTGGACGATCTCAAAGAGGGTAACGCCCCATCCAGCGCGTACTATGGCCTAACCACAAAGGGTTACGAGAACTTGTCTTCTAATATGGCGGAGGTCAAGCGTTACATACGGCAAGTTCTCTCTATAATTGAGTATTATAAAGAGTCGGACGAAGAGGCAGAAGATGAGTAAGTTAATTGAAATGTTAAAGCTGCACGAAGGGGTGCGCTCTAAAGTTTATATTTGCTCGGCTGGTTATGAAACTCTGGGTGTCGGGCGCAACGTGAGCGAATCAGGCCTAGGTCTTTCCGATGATGAGATTGATTATCTGCTGGCTAATGACATCGCTAGGGTGAAAGAAGAGCTATCAGATAGCTACTTCTGGTTCAACGCTATGAACGACGCGAGAAAAGATGCGCTCATCGACATTTGCTTCAACCTTGGTCTGACCAAACTGCGTGGATTCATAAACGCTATCACCGCGATGAGCCGCGAACAGTTCGACATAGCAGCAGACGAGTTCTTAGATAGCCGATGGGCAGAGCAAGTTGGCAATCGAGCTATCCGGGTTACAGAGATGATCCGTACCGGGGAGTATCAAGATGTTTAAACGATACGCTAAGGGCGGAAAGGTCAAGAAGAAAAAGTCCAAGTCTCGCGTCAACGAGGCGGGTAACTACACCAAACCTGAGATGCGTAAGCGCCAGTTCAATAGGATCAAAGCTGGCACCAAGGGCGGAAAAAGCGGGCAATGGTCGGCGCGTAAAGCTCAGATGTTAGCGAAGGCTTACAAAGATGCAGGCGGTGGGTACAAGTAATGCCGTTAAAGAAGTCACAGAAGTCGCTAAAGAAGTGGACAAAGCAGGATTGGGGCACCAAGTCAGGCAAGAAATCAACTCAAGGAAAGAAGGCAACAGGTGAAAGGTATCTCCCGAAGGCGGCTAGAGAGGCTCTATCGGACAAGGAGTACGCTGCCACTTCCAGAAAGAAGCGAGCAGACACAAAGAAAGGTAAGCAGTTCTCCAAGCAACCAAAGAAGATAGCCAAGAAAACAGCGAGGCACCGCAAATGAGTTTGACTGATGCAGAAAAGAATCGGCTCAAGAAGGTTGGTCTGTCTGGGCTAAACAAGCCTAAGAGAACGCCAAGTCACAAGACCAAGAAGGGTGTTGTTGCTGTGCGTGATGGCGAGAAGATGAAGATCATTCGCTTTGGCGACCAGAAAATGGGTCACAACTATTCGGATGAGGCCCGTAAGAGCTTCAAGGCGCGTCATGCTAAGAACATAAAGAAGGGCAAAACATCTGCCGCTTATTGGGCCGACAAGATGTTCTGGAGCGGCAAGGGTGGTAGCAGGAAGTCACCGCCTAAGTCGCAGAAGCAGAAATTTGGTAAGGGCTAATGGCTATTAGTAGAGCGCAGCAGGGGAAGCAGACTAGGAGCGGCCCAGCAAAAAAGAAGTCACCCAATAATCGTTACCAAAAGAAACGAAAGTAAATTGATGGCGATAATGATTCCAATCCCAACTAGAGCGCCCGTCTTGAGTTCGTTTTTATTCACAAGCGCCCCCTAAGAACCCGCCTTCGGACACTCGGACGGGAACGAGCAGGAAAGAGTATGTCCATAAACTCTCAGTCCACCTCTATTATTCCGCGCCTAAGCCCGCCACCGCAAGTCCGTAATTAAAAGGGCAGATGCTCCACATTCTGGGCATTTCTTTGGGTATGCTTGTTTAAACCCTTTAACATCGCAATCTAAACACGCGAAGTGCCATTTATTTGCCGATGTCTGATGGGGGTTCGTGGGGTTCGTTTTCACCATGTGTCCGTACTATTTTGCGCTCAAGAAGGAGCGGGAGTCTAAGCCACGTCCCGCCATTATCTCTAGCGATGTCTTCTGCTTGCTCCCTAGTATCAGCCTCTACCTCTGTGTACTTGCATGTAATCTCATGCACCACAATGTGATACTTCATTTAAACTTACCGCCTCTTAGTTTTATACGGCGATTGCCAGTTCGTTGTGAGTTTTTCATACGGCCCGACACACTAGGCTTCTTCTTTGGCATCGACTCTTCGTACTTCACCTCGCCAAAAGGTACTTCCTGTATCTTGCCGCCACGGGCCAAGAACTCTTCTATCGTTTCCTTTGTCATCACTGCTTCCAGAATCTACTTGCTATGGATACGGGCTTCTTGTTGCGCGGTGACGCAACAGAGGGCGCTTCTGGCGCTTCTAGCTGTATGTATATCTTAGCACCCAGCGCACCCGCAATTGTTTCTACAGCCTCAAAGCTAGGCTTTCTCTTGCCTAACTCTATCTGACTGATGTATCCGCGATTCATGCCTGACTTATCCGCAAGCTCTTGTAGAGACAGGTTCTGATCTGCCCTCATGGATCGCAGCTTCTCTGTATACCAAGTCTTCACGCCTGCACCTCACTCTCAAACAGCTTTAAGTGCTCGTTTAAACGCTCTCTGGCTTCCGGGTTGGTCTTTAGTTCTGATCGAGACTCGATGCCGCAGATGAATCTAATGACCTCGGCTGCATAGTTCTCGTCACTTTGATTCTCGTCTACAACATGCCACTGGTAGTAGTTCATCCGCGCCCACTGGATGTACGACTCGTCCCTGCATATTAGGTTAGCCCTAGCCAAAGCCTTCTCGATTTCGGTTGTGGCCCTTGGTTTAACTGGGTTCTCGTAGTCATCTATCTGAGCACAGGCAAGCATGTATCGTTGCCCGATGGGAGCGGTAGCCATTTCTTTCGGCACATCATCGGGGTGGAGAACAAAGGACAGCACCATGCCATCCTTTGTCTGGCGATACGCATACTTCTTTGCTTCAAAGCTCTCTGCTATATCTTCGCCTTTCATCAATGCACCTCACGTTCCGACTCACAATCCCCACATGCCATATGCTTCAACACCACAACGGTCTTGCCGCGCTGTGGGAATATAGCTGGATCGCCCTCATCAGTACGATCAGGCTCAATCGGATTAACTATAGGCTCATCGTCCTCGTTTCGGTCTACAAACAAACCGAATTGAACCATGTCTTGGGTGTAAAAAAGAAGCTCGGCAAGATCGCTTGCAGACAAATAGTCAGCGAGATCCGCAACGCTATGACACTTGGAAAAGCGGCGGTGCTTAATCATCGTAAGCTCGTCAAATAACTCAGCTTTTTCTTCAAGAAGATCGTCATTTATACCCATCTCTTCTTCGCGGTGGTCACGTTGAGCATCAATTTCCTTTTGGTGCTCGATCTGCATCTGTGCAATCTGCTCACGATGCAAGAACTCAAGCGCCTCTAGTTCGCCTCTCAGTTCATCAATGACATCATTCTTCGTCTTGTAGTATTTCTTCTTCGGTGCTTGCTTCGGTGTTTTCTTCGGTGCTTTCTTCTGGGTCATATCCCTTTCCTTCGTTGCGTTTAAACATTTCGATCCATTCAAGTGGGTCAATGCCTTCCATCGCCCACCATCTCTTCTCATTGCCATAAGCGTGTAGGTGCCTGTGATGGTCATCGCAGAGCGGGACTGCGTGTTGATCTCCGCTTCGCCTCATGCCACGCAACCCATCGTCCTCAACAAACGTGAGGTGGTGCGCCTGCGCGGGGCGATAGCAGACCAAACAGCCATGCTCTCGTACCAGTTGCAGATACTTCCTGCTTCGTAGCTTTTTAGCCCAAGTCTTTTGTTTCAAAGTCTTTGGCTATCTTGTTGCCAATCTCGTAAAGCTCTTCGAGTTGGCGAACTCTTTCAAGTGAAGCGTCCAGCCTCTTGTCGATCTCGATCAGCAAATCCTCATCGTCGATGTGGTGCATCTCTTGGATCTTCAACACCGTGGCGTTGATCTGGTTTAGCTTCAGTCGTGCGTTGCGCTCCGCAATCTGCGAATCATTGAGTCGCTCATGCAGATCCATAACATGCGCTTTGATCTTGCTCATACGAACTCCTTAGATACCAAAGTCCGAAAAGTCTGCATCATCAGCAAGTTTTTCGGTAGCTGCTTTGCCAGCAGATTCTTTCTTAGCCTTGAGCGTAACTCTGATGTATGGCTGACCAGCTTTAGACACGTTCTTGTAGCCGTTCAGATAATACTCAACACCCTCTACCTTGATGTCGCCCTGCATGTCTGCATGCCAATCTTCTTTCTTGTCCTTGTTGGCGAACAACGCGCCAGATTTTTCGTTATCGTATTCCATTAGAATGGTAAGTCCTTTTCTTCTGTTGTTGGTTTCGTTGCCAGTTGTGCTAGTCGCCCCTTGATCTTGTTAGCAAACGCATTCCAATCAGGGTGCCCTTCGTACTCTTTTTTTAGGGACGGGAAGTGTTGGCCCATGACAGCCTTCGCCTCCTCCGTTGTCTCCACTGACGCAAGCTCATCAATCAGAACATCTGTGTTCTGCTTGAAGTAATCCTCCGATGTGGGCACAACATCTGTTTTTGCGGGTTTCTTTGCTTTCGCCACTGGTGCCTTCGCATTCTTTGGCGCTTCCTGTTCGGCGGCGTTGCCGTCATCGTCCTCATCAGCGTCCACGCCACAAGCCATAGCCAGCGAGTACCTCTTGGCGTAGGTCATGGCTGAACCAAACCCTTGCGGAGTTACCTTTGCGGCAGGGATTGTAACGGGGCCGGTCTCTATCGTTTCTCCCATCCCATAGAACACCGTCTCCACGCTGATACCACCTTCGACTGGCACAGAACGCTGCACATATGCGATGCCGTTGTTGTTAAGTGCGGGCTTGACCGCTGTGATAATGCTGCCAAGCGATGCATACAGCGAGCTAAACTGCGGATTCTTCTTGTCTTTTACGGGGCTATCCATTTCGGACTGCGCCTTGGCTAATGCCTCTACGAGTGTCTTCTCACCCATTCCTGTTCTCCTGTTTAAACGTTGCGAATTGGTCGCAGTAATCAGACACATCACAGAACTGCTCGCATCGTAAAGGTTGTCCTCTACGGTGATCTATTGTGTGTTTGTCTGCGTCTTTCTGAGCGGCGATGAATGTCTCCGCTTCCTCTTGCGAATCGAACACACGCACTGCGCGTACCCGCTTCTCCTTCATCACGGCAAACTTGTCATCACGCAACCAACGTTCTTCGTTGGTACAGTCAGGTAGATTGCCAGCCCTAGCCTCTTCATGTGCAGCGATGCGCTCCATCACAAACGCTTCGGTTTGCTCGATGGGCCAGAGTGGGATGTCTTGGATAAATATGTCTTGAGGTGGGTAGTCAGGCTTCCGAGCAGCTTCGTGCTTACTCCAATCCTTGACGAAGTTGATGATCTGAAGGCCGCTTACCTTGATGCCGTTCTTGTGCGCGATGTATGCGTAGATGTTGAGTTGCTTCTCATCGCTGTCATTGTTCATCACACCATACGCTTTGCGAGTCTTGTAGTCCTGTAAGACCCTTGTGCCATCCGCCTGCACATGCTGTACGTCTATGGCACCTGATAGCTTAATGCCGCTTACACGGCAGTACAGGCGCTCCTCGGTGATGAAGTCAGGGTGCTTGGAATCTTCAAGGATAGAATGAACGGCTGTGCCGAACAGCGTCCAAAGGTTCTGCGACACATCACGGAACATGATGTTGTTGGGATCGTCGAACAATGCAGCCATGCGCGGTGGGCGCAATAGGCCAGTGGCTGAGTACGAGGCATCGCCCCGACTGTAGGAGTCTTTCGTTAGTGCTGCCGCCAAAGGTGCGGGCAGACCAAGCTCGTTGGTGTAGTTCATGTGTTACCCTGTTGCGAAGGTTGTGTGACGATGAGAACACATGGAAAGAAAGCAAGTCAAGTTAATTATTTTTGGATCTGCACAATCCAAAGCAAACAGCAGGAGGTTGGTCACGTTTGGTGGTAAGCCGCGCATCATTAAAAGCAAGCCCGCCTTGCAGTTTGAGAAGGATGTGAAAGCCCAAGTTCAGCCAATGGATGAGATGCTTGAGGGCGACCTGTCTTTCCACGCTGACATCTACTACCCCAGCCGTAGGCAGGATCTTGATCCCAGTATATTGCTTGATGCGTTACAGGGTTTGATCTACGCCAATGATCGACAGTTTAAACAAATCAGCAGTTGCAGGTATCTGGACAAAGAGAATCCAAGGTCGGAGATATGGATCAAGGAAATAGATCACGACGAAAATGGCCCACCCCCAAGCGACGGGTGATGAGGGCAGGCCGTCCTTCGCAACAAAGGAGTCATTTCAATGGAGATTGAGTTGACAGACGAATTAAACCTGTGCTTTTTTAAGAAAGCAAGGAATCGCGCAAGGGGGTAAGACCGTATTTGGCGCGTAATAAATTAGCGGTAATGTCCATGCTCGGCTCCGTCCGATGTGACTCTCTCTCTCCACCATCCTCAAAATGAGGGGGGTTTGGGGGGAGCGTCCTTCTCTTTCCATCCGATGTATTAAATAAAACATTATAGATATGTATCTATATGCAGAGATGCACCTAAGCAACAAGGAAATATCGTGAGACCAGTATACGAAAGTAGTGCTGACAAAGAGCGCGAGCGCAAGTTAGCAAGCGTCGTAGCCAAAAGATGGCAAGTTGACGCAAAAGAAAATCCAAAGATGTATCCCATTGACTATTGCTTTGTGAACAGCAAGGGAGAGGTCGAAGGGTTTGGCGAAATGAAAGTTCGCACACACAAATTTGGCACCTTCCCGACGTACATTTTGTCCGTTCATAAGGTCGCGGATGCGAAAGCGCTTGCCAGCGCAACAGGTAAGCGTGTAATTTTAATCGTGCAATGGAGTTGTGGAACCATTGCGACGTTAGATCTGGATACAGCACCAACCAAGGTTGAGTGGGGTGGACGGAAGGATCGGGGTGATGGTCAGGACATGGAGCCTGTCAATCATTACGACTTGGATGATTTCACAATCGCAACAACAGGAAACCAAACATGAGCGAATATGCTTTCGACGGGAACACAATCAAACTCAAGCAAGCCGACTATGATCGGTGGATCAAAGCCTTCAAAAACATACCGAACCTAGATGCAGTTCTACAAAGCCGAGATGATTGGCTGACGTATGATGCTGAGATCAAGACGCAGCAGCGTTGGTTCTTGAGTACCTCCGCATATCTGGCAAGCCAAGACAAGAAGGCTGCGCTAGAAAACAAGAGAGATCTGAGTGGTCGTAAGGTAAATCCTGACGGCACAGTTCGATTCAAAACGGCCCCGTAACGTGGGCTTCTACGATGAGTTGGCAAGCCTAGGGTTTGCCTCCCAAGATCTGCGTGATGGTCAGAGCAAGATTCTGTGCCCGTCATGCAGTGATACACGCACAAAAAACAAACACGAAAAATGCCTAAGCATGTCCATCGACGGAGAGGGGGCGCAATGGCGTTGCCATCACTGTGATTGGGAGGGCAACGTCTGGAGAAATACAATGCAAAGTCCGTTTAAACAGAAAGCGGAGAGGAAGGCTCCGAAGATCCCTGATCTAAACGAGTTGAGCGAAGGGGTGGTTAAGTGGTTTGCCAATCGAGGGATCTCTGAAGCCACGCTGGACATGGCTGGGGTAGAGACCGGCGAGGCATTCATAGGTGGGGAGACGAAGAAAGCAATCGCGTTTGTGCATAGAGACAAGGATGGCAAGACCATCAACGTGAAATTTCGCACAGCAAATAAGGAGTTCAGCCAGATCAAGGACGGGCATCGCTTGCCGTATCTCTGGAACTTGGTGAACACGGATGAGCCGCACCTGATTATCACCGAGGGTGAGGTCGATGCGTTGACCTGTTTAGAGGCGGGACTGAGCAACGTCATCAGTGTGCCCGATGGTGCGAGCGACAAGAAGCTCAATTGGATTGACGAGTTGAATGGTGAGTTGAATGGGTTCAAGAGGATTGTGCTTCTCACGGACGGGGATTCCGTGGGCATAGCTATGCGTAACGAGCTTGCGCGTAGGCTAGGCAGGCACAGGTGTTGGCGGGTGGAGTGGGACGAGGGATGCAAAGATCCGAATGATGTGTTGATTGGGTACGGGAAGGAACGCCTGCGCGAGTTGGTGGCAACAGCAGAGCCGTGGCCCTTGAAGGCATTGCATGAAACGAAAGCCTACGCCGATGATGCGTTTGCTTTGTTGAACGGTGAGGTAAAGACAGGGATCTCGACAGGGATTACTGCGATGGATTGGAATTACAAGGTGAGGGCTGGTGAGCTAAACATAATCTCCGGCGCTCCGGGCGTTGGCAAATCAGAATTCATGGATCAGATCTGTTTAAACCTTGCGTCAGAGCATGACTGGAGATTCGCGGTTTGTTCGTTTGAGAATCCAGTTGATGAGCACATCAACAAGTTAGCTGCGAAGTACATACGCAAACCTGCTTGGGATACGCAGTCTGGGCAGAAGATGAGCCATGAGGAGTGGGGTAAGGCGGTGAGCTTTATCGGTAGCCATTACTACTGGATACGCTCAGACGATGAGGCACCTACTGTGGATTGGTGTCTGGAGAATGCGACTGCCTGTGTGCAGCGATACCCAAACGTGCGCGGGTTGATTCTTGATCCGTACAACGAGTTCGAGCACCGCAGACCAAGCGGGTGGACAGAGACCGAGTATGTGTCGCAGATGCTCGCAACATTGAAGCGGTGGGCAGCAGCCAATGAGTGCGCGATCTTCCTTGTGGCGCACCCTGCGAAGCTGAGAAGGAACCAAGACGGTTCGTTCCCTGTGCCAGAGCCATACGACATAGCGGGATCAGCAAACTTCTATAACAAAGCGGATAACATTTTGATTGTGGAAAGAGATTTCACGGAGGGTTCCGATGACATTCGGATTCATGTGAAGAAGATAAGGTTCAAACAGAGTGGGAGGGTTGGTTGTGTTGAATTGAAATACAACTATACCGATGGGACTTACCGCTCACCTGTGAAGATGAGCGGGTAGATGAATGGGGGCAGTAGCCCCCTATATTTTCTGGCCCAACATCTCTTCGATCTCACGGATCGTTTCGTTGCGTTGCTCCTGCGTCTGCAAGATGCCGACCTTATCGTCAATGTAGTCCTTGTCTCCAAGGGCATCGACTGCCTTGATGACTTCCTCGTTAATCTTCCACTTGAGGAAGTAGACGTATTGCCTGCTGACATTTTCCCTAGCTGCAATCTGTGCGGGTTTTTCGTTTAAACGCAGAGCCTCCCGTATTCTCTTGGTTCGTTCTGATTTGTTGTAATCAACAACGTGCCGCTTCAATTCTTCGTATTTGTTGACACCCATGTGAGAGCGAAGCTCGTTGCGTACTGTGGATGGGGCCACGCCCACAACATCTGCGATGTCTTGCAGCTTCTTGCCCTGCTCCCGCATGTGAAGGGCTGCATCAATCCAAGGCTTATCCATCAGTAGTCCTCCGGCATCAGCATAGTCAGGGTTTCGTGACCCGCATCGAGTATCAGGTAGGTACGCAGGTCTATGTTGTATGCCTTTGTGTTCTCGTCGAATGGGTACACTCCGATCATCATCAGGCCAGAACGCAGGTTGTCTTCGTTCTCTCGCACATCATCTTCGGTTAGCGTCCCGTAATCCGCCTCGGCAAACCGCCTGAGACAGCCGGCTACATAGGTGTTTAAACGATGTTTGTCCTTAAAGTATTGTATTAAATGGCTCTCACAATTTGCGGTTAGTGCGAACTGCTCCAGCTTTGCGAACACATCCGAGCTTGGCTGTAACAGAACCCGATCCTGATCTCGTATTGGTTCGCCTGTCACGTTCTCGCGCAGCACGTTCCCATGCAGGTCTACGACATCACCCATTGTCCTTGCTCCTTATCTCGGCGATGAGGTTGTCTGCTAGGTCTGCGACCTTGACCATCCCATCGTCACGCTTTCGTAGCTTTGCTGTTTCTTTTTCAATCATCTTGATGATCTTCTCTTCGCCAAGGTCTTTGGCTAGTTTCGATAATTCTTTCAGTTTCATTGTGATTCCAAATGCTGCGAGGCGCAGGCGGGATCACTCCCGCACTGCTCTCGAAAATCAAGTTCATGTGCCAGCCCAAACACTGCAATAAGCAGAGCGACTAGCACACCTGTCCTGTAATTGTGGGCGCAAGATGTACCGTCAGTGCATGACTGACTCCATTTGCTTGTCTCCGTCCATGACAATGTTGATCTCATGCTTTGTTACCTCTCGTTCTAAAACCAATATCAGCGACCACATGATCTTCGTTTGAAGTTCTAGCGGAATGTCCATGTCCCTCACGGTCTTCACGATCTCGCGGGAGATGTGTCCGTACACTGCATGGAGCATGACATGCGGATCTTTGACATCGGCAAGTAAGTCTTGTGCGTGTCGCTCTGTCTCTTCAAGCATTCGATTGATTTGTTCTGTGATCTCATCCATGAGATACCTTCTCCTGTAGTTGCGTCAAAGTTTCGGACAGATGGTGCGAGCGCACCTCTATCCATTGCGTCATCGGGTGGGTGACCATCTCATCATCCTCCCGCCTTTCTAGGTATTGCCTGCTGTTCTTTGTGAAGACTCGACCCTCAACACCTAATGATTTCAACACTGCGTTTAAACGAGACTGTGTAGTTTTGGTGTGCCACCCAGCGTTGGTGATCCACACCTCGCCTGTCTCCTCGTTGCGCCAAGCGATGGCATTGCCGTGTAGGTACAGCGTGTTATCCACGGACTCCGTGTTCGCCAGCTTGCCGTCCCAGCCTCGGACAAACCTGCCCACGATCTTTTCTTCGATGCCATTCATTAGTCGAACCTCGCTACTTTTGAATTACCTTCCTCGTCCCGAAGGGCGATGATCCCTGATTCATATAAGATACACTCCAGATCCATGTCGGACTGACTACGCGCTCTCATTATGAGGATAGGGTCGAGGTCGGGATCTTCCTCATATGAGCTAATAAGCCGTCTCTGTGGGCCTATGGTGCTGTGCCACGGGTATTCATTGAATCCGCCGTATCCATAGTTCTCGTCCATGATCTTGGACACACTGTCCAGATCAGTTCCTTCCTCAATACCTGCGAGGAAGAAGTCGGGTATGAACCCTGCATACTGCACCATTTGATGCTTGTCCATGTGGGTGTGTGCTTCGTTGGGATCAAACGTCCATGAAAGCATCACGTTGGATGGGAGTATCGTTATCTCTGTCTGCATAGCAGCTCCTTGTTGCGTTTAAACAGTTTCAAATTGCTGTGTTATCCGTCACCACGGGTACACATAACACGGCTGTAGGTGGTCATCGCTGCTTGGTTTTCATTCCAAGCTCTTGATTCAACTCCTCGGCGTACTCCTTGGAGTAAACCTCGCGGCTGGTGAACACATAGATAGGGAAGATCCCTTCCCATGCGAACATGTGATACTGATTGCTGGTATCTACCAGCCGCTCCTCTGCTGGATATAACTCAACGCCCTCCCAGTGATCGCCTAGGACAGCGTTCTTGATGCGTTGCTTGGCCCTCCAATCGCCAAGCGGTTCGCGGTCTATGCGTTTGAATGATAGGTAGGTTGGGGTGTTGCCCTCAAAGCCATGCTGCTCATCCCACAGGACGCGCCTCACTACTTGGAACATAGGCGACAGGTAGCACTTGCTCTCGGCATCCTCCTGCGCCAACACCTCGGCGTTCTCCCTGATACGGGCATCATCCCAATCGGTGGGGGCATTCTTC